AAACTATCCGATCTCTCTACATTCTATTTCTCAAGCATGGCGCTTGACAAGTTAAGAACGTTTTTTGGAAGATTGGGTGGTTTTTTAAAAAGGTCTTTCCCGCAATTGGGATTCATGGTCAGCACAGCATTATATGTTGTGTTTGGAATTCACCTTCCAGGTGCTTTGTTTTTGTGGACCGGGATACACTTAATAGTGGTCGCGTGTTTGCAAAAATTCGCTGGGAGAACCTGGCTTACGAGAGGGGCTATGCAATTGTCATTCGGATTTTCCGGATCTGCTAGTTTCTTTTGGATGCTTGGTTATTTGTTGAACCCACACGTAGTTATGGCTTACTGGGTAGTAGCCTCCATCCTAGCAGGTGCTACCATAGCTGACGTGATTACTTTGTCTTTCCCTTCAGTTGGGAAGACGATGAAGACTCTTTCGAAGCGGATCGGATTTACATCATGGTTTATTGGTAAATTCGGTGATGCCGCCTGGGCGTATTTCAAACTAGGGCTCAATGCAACTTTCAACTGGACATTATTTGTTGCTATCTCTTTTGCGGTTTACCGCACTATGAGACAGCGATATTTTAACCGTTCCCGTAAGTTTGAGAGTTTACTTGGCGAGATAGAAGCCGAAGGACTTACTCCGAAAAAAATGTTTAGACTTTTTAAAGTCGGCATGAAAATTGGAGCTACAGTAGCCGGACTCGCTGATTTGGGTGCTTGTTTGTTACCTAAAGATTTGGCTTTTCCTAGTCTTTGCGCGGACATTTTTGGCCTAATTGGGGAAGCTTTCCCCGATAAAACTAAGAAGAGTCGTGGCGCGGACGACATGGAAGAGATACCCCTTACACGTATGGACTCGAAACACAAGACGAAACCTATGATCGGACAAACTTTCGTTAGATCTTCTGAGGAAACCAACTCAGTTATCGGGGGTTTGACCGATAAGCCTTTAGGTCCTAAATCTGATTGGAAGTCAGATGGGGATCTGATGTCTCACAGAAATGCGGTCGACGATTTCACTACAGATGCATCTTGGTGTGTTGATGACAAGGAAGACGATGATGATGATGACGAGGTTGATTTTGTCACCCGTTTGCTTAGATTCAGACATCGTATTACTGATCTAGTTATCAAATACAAGTATCGCATTGGTGCGGTTGTTTTGGCTGTGTTATTTGGTATTGTAATATTCGTATTGCAATACAAACGACATTGGATCAAGTCGAGAAGAGAAAGTTTGACACTATTGGATCGTCGCAAATTAATGCTCAAGGAGTTAATTGAGGACGACCAGATCGAAATAGTGGAAGGAACACTCGAAAATGTGTTGGAAGGGAAAGGAAAAACGAAGAAGGGTCGAGGATATATGAGGTCAGCCGCTAATAAGCGGAGGTCTTATATTATTTACGATTCAGCGGATGTTGTTGAACTGTGGCGCGATGGTAAGCTCATAGACCATAAGGCGCTACGCAACCAACCTCTCCCCAACGGTTCATACAAAATAGCTGAGATGGTTAATGGCAAAATATATGTACGAGATTTTGATGTGGATGATGAAATGGATGATGGTGAAGAACCAGATCCTGCTCTCATTGCTCGTCATCGTACACGTCCACCACCCAGAACTGAAGTTATTTGGACCAATGCAGATGATTCTTGGCGTACCAAGACTGATTCTAGGTCTATTTATGAAAATGATGAAACAGCTTTGGCGGAAGCCTTGCTTGTAGTGTCTCAATTGGCACCCCATTTGGTTCAGGGTGAAACACCCAAATTGGTTACTTCTCCAATTAAGGATGATCTTAAAAAAGAAGCTGTCATTGTTCCACCGGTTGTTAAACCTTCCGTCCCTGCAAAAGACGAGAAGAAGGCTGAACCAAAACATGAAGCATTGGTTCCGCAGTCCCCTATATTTAGGCATGACTTTGCAATTCAATTCGTAGGGAAACTCCTAGATCGAGATCGTGAATTTGTACAACACTGTCTTTCTACTGTCAATGGGTTGTTGATTAACACCCACAGTAAAGACCGCGCTTGGTATGTTGTTTTTGGTGACCGAGAGTATGAGCTTCCTCAAGCTGCTTTTGTTCCTGAAACATGTAAGGTATCTTGTGTGAGAGCGTTGCCAAAGAGATCTAAAGGAGATTTTTATATGATTGACACAAGAAATATGGACGGCCTTCCTAGGGCTAAACAGGCTTGCTTTGATGTTCCTGCGATTGGTCAAGATTGCAGTATGATCACTTATGATAGAAGGACCACAACTGGTAAGGTTCTGGACATTTTGCGGGTTGAACCTAATGAAATGGTTTCCCACACGTGTACTACTGAACAAGGCTGGTGTGGCCTCCCCTTGTTGAACGGCAACGGCAAATTTATTGCGTTGCACTCTCAAGCTGGGGTCAAAAACCAAAGTAACCTGTCCATATCTTTTTCTAGGGAGATGATAGTTCTTATCTTTTCTCCCCTGTCAAAAAACGAATGAACGAGCTGGAAGTCCCTGCTGTTGAGGGGGCCCAGCTCGACCGACCTGGTGTACAGATCGGATTGCGCCAAATTTCAACAGTTCCCTTCAGACCCTTAGGGAAATCATCTTATATGCCCAGTCCTTGGGCTAAAGGGGTCGACACATACATACCGTCCATTTTGGCTTTATCCACTGTTAGACAGGGATTGTCGAAATCTAACGAGACACATCGACCTTTTCCTGAAGAATTGGTGTGTTGGGCTGAACAGCAGATTATTCGAACTTTACAATGTGTTTTGACTAGTACGCCCGATGATCTTATCGGTACGTATGAGGAGGCTGTGGCAGATCTCTCTTGGGACAAATCGCCAGGGTTTCCTTATTATTACTTTGCCAAGACTAAGCAAGAAGCCATGGAAATGGCTGGCAGCGAGGTAAAACAGAAGGTCGAAAGAATACTTTCCGGACAATTTGAGGAAAGTTATTTTAGTCTGACTGAAAAGAGTGAATTGAGAGAGCGTGCGAAAGTCGAAGCCGGGAAAACGAGAGTTTTCATGGCCGGTGATATGCACCATCAATTGGCTTCTCATGTCTTATTCAACAAAATGAATACACTTATCATGGATACCAGGATTAGGGAGCATCCTATTACTATAGGTCTCCGTATGCCTGGTCCAGAGTTCGTTGTTGCCATGTCGAATCTTGGCGACAGCGCGAACGACGGTGATCTTACCGGATGTGATCTGCGTTTCAATCTTCGTTGCGCACGTTCTGTGCGAGACATAAGAGCTCACTTCTTGCCGACCCGTTATTTTGAGGCGGTGACTAATCTCTACAATGCTATATACTGCGGGTATGTCGCAGGGCTTGGTGGCATCTATCGGTTGGATGGCAACAAGAGCGGTGGATTCAATACCGCGCATGATAACTCATTGATGACTTGGGAGGCGTTGCTTATAGGTTGCAAGGCAGTATACCCTGATCATGTTGGTAGTTATTTCCGATTTTCGGATAACCCTGACTTGATCAACGGTGATGACTTAGCAGTAGCAATGGCTGAGGGGATTTCCTTTAAATTAGTCTGTGATTGGCTTAGGAATTATGGGACCATGATTGAGGCTCTTGACTGGACACCACGTCCTTGTCATGAGATCACTTTCTTATCCCATAGTCTAATGCCCAGATACGTTGCTGGATTTGGCGACTTTATCTGCACGGCTGGAAATCTCAACAAGCTAAAGAGTTCTTTAAATTGGATTAAGCGTAGTTCGACGCTGACCTTTTCAGAAAGCTGTGTGGCACATCTGATAGGTTTGCGTATTTGTTTGTTTCCTTGGGCCATGGAATTTGAAGAAGGCGCTAT